TTAACTGGCTTCGTGAAAATGGCTTAGGCGATATAATCAAAAACGAGATATCCGTATCGTTTGGTCGTAACGAAGATAACAAGGCGGCTGATTATGCCGAACTTGCAAAGAGTAGTGGGTTTCAACCGACACAAAAGATGAAGGTTGAACCCATGACTCTGAAAGCGCTAGTCCGTGAGCGTATTGAGGCGGGTAAAGAAATGCCAACGGAAATTTTTGGAGTGTTCTCTGAAAATAAAACAACAATAAAAAGGAACAAATAAACATGAACCAAGTAACAACAAAAAAAGAAGGAGCATTAGCGACATTTGATATGGAAGCTGATGCAAATCAAGGTGCTCAAAATATATCGCAAGAAGATCTTGCGTTACCTTTCTTAAAAATTTTGGGACAACTATCTCCAGAGGTAAACAAAAGAGATGGTAAATATGTCGAAGGCGCAGAGCCGGGTAAAATCATAAATACTGTAACCAATCAGTTGTATGACTCAATACAAGTCGTGCCAGTTTTTTACAAAAGACAATACATAGAATGGCAAGATAGAGGTACCAGCACTGGTGCACCTGTTGCAATTCATGAGGCAGACAGTGATATCGTTAGTCAAACCACAAGAGGTAAAGACTACAAAGATAGATTAGCAAATGGTAATTATCTTGATAACACTGCAAGTCATTTTGTATTAACACTTGGTGATACTCCATCAACAGCTTTGATTTCTATGAAGTCTACTCAACTTAAAGTTAGTAGAAAATGGAACTCAATGATGATGGGTATTAAAATGCAGGGTAAAAATGGTTTGTTTACTCCGCCAACTTACAGTCACATTTATAACCTATCAACTGTTCAGATGTCTAATGATAAAGGAACATGGTTTGGTTGGGATGTATCAAAAGTAGGACCAGTCACAGATAAAACAATCTATGATTCGGCAAAAACTTTTGCAGAATCTGTGGGTAAGGGTGAGATCCAAGCTAAACACGGTGGTGAAGAAACTGTAAAGTCAAACGGTTCCGGTAATTACTAACAGCATCCTAGGTAGTGGGCGTCGAAGCTAGCGTGGACACGCCCACGTAAATATATGATTGAGAAATTTAAAAATATATTTGAAGGATTGGACCGTGCGCATGGTGTCACTATTGTAGGTGAATCAAATGGGAATGGCACAAAGGTAAAAGGCAAATCATTTGTTAAACGAGAACCTGTTACGGATAAACTGTGGCAGAAACATTTAGATGGTGTTGATAGTCTAGGTGTTATACCAATTAATGATGATAATAAATGTAAGTGGGGATGTATTGATATAGATTCTTACGCAGGCTTTGATCATCAAAAACTTATAAATAAAATTAACCAATTTAAATTACCACTAGTAGTATGTAGATCAAAGTCTGGTGGTGCACACGTATTTTTATTTACAAAAGATTATGTGTCAGCGAGTTTAATTCAAGATAAATTAAATGAGATAAGATCTGTATTAGGTTATGGTGGATCAGAAGTTTTTCCTAAACAAAGAGAATTAAAATCGAAAGATGATACAGGAAATTTTTTAAACTTACCATACTTTAATTGTAGTAATACAACAAGATATGCCTTTCTTGAGAACGGCGAAGCTGCTACATTAGAAAGTTTTTTTAAATTAGTAGAAAGATATAAACAAAAGGACATCAATATAATAAAAATAAAAAGACCAGAAACACCATATTCTGATGGTCCACCATGTATAGAACTTATGGTGCAAAATAAAGTTACAGAGGGTGGTAGAAATAATGCTTTATTTCATTACGGTGTGTATGCAAAATCTAAATGGCCAGAAAACTGGAAAACAAAGTTAATGTTATTTAATGATTCAGCAATGGCACAACCATTATCGGATACAGAAATAAATATAATAACTAAACAACACGAAAAAAAAGATTGGGGATATAAATGTAATGATCAACCCATGTGTAGTTTGTGTGATAAAAAACTATGTAAGTCTAGAAAGTTTGGTATAGGACAAGAAATAACATTTCCAAATCTTACAGACTTACAAGTTGTAGCGTTAGAGGAGCCATATTATTATATGAATGTAGACGGTGATAGATTGTATCTTGATTCCGCAAAACATCTAACAAATCAAACTATGTTTCAAGAGGAGTGTGTTAAACAATTACGATTAAATCCACCAACATTAAAAACAAACGATTGGAAAAAACTTACAAACATACTACTAACAAATGCAGAAATTACAGAGCCTGCAGAGGGCACAGGCACAAAAGATATATTACGAAACTATCTTGAAGACTATTGTGTAAACAGAGTTCAAAAAGATGATTTTGAAGATTTAAAAAATGGTGGGACCTATACTAAAGAGGGTTATCATTACTTTGCATTTGATAATTTTTTTCACAATTATTTATCAAGAAAACATTGGAAGGTGCCATACCAAAGAACATCGCAGATGTTAAAAGATGACTTTAATTGCACAACTAAACGTGTAGGTAAACATAAACTATCTGTTTTTGTAATAACTAGATTTGACAAATGGATTGAGACACATAAACAAAAAAGAAGAAAGGATAATTATTAATGCGAAGAATAACGTACGGGCCACCAGGAACAGGAAAAACTGAAAGATTATTAAGAAAAATAGAAATATTTTTAAGGTTTGGTATAGAGCCAGAAAAAATAGGATATTTTACTTTTAGTAAAAATGCAGCAATAAATGGCAAAGAAAGAGCAGCAAGTAAAGTTAATAAACCTCTTAATAGATTTCCATTTTTTCAAACATTACATTCTTTTTGTTTTAACCAAATGGGATTAGATCAATCAAGAGTAATGCAATCAAAACATTATCAAGATTTGGGAAATGATTTAAAAATAGAAATAGAAGGTGGATATAAACAAGATCAAGATCATGAGGGTGTTTTTAGATCTGATAATAAATATTTACAATTAATACATAAAGCCAGAGCTTTTATGATGCAACCAATAGAATATTATGATAAATATGAATCGGAGGACACAGAAATAAAAAGAAATAAATTAAATATTATTTTTGAGGGTTTAAACATATACAAAGAAGAAAAAGGAATGGTGGACTTTGATGACATGTTAGAAAGATACGTAAATGGATACTTTGATAAAGAAACAAACAAAAAAATAGAATTTGTTCCACCTCAGTTTAAAGTTGTATTTTTAGATGAAGCACAAGATTGTAGTCGTATACAATGGAATTTATTTAATAAAATAGAGGAGCAATCTGAATATATTGTTGTTACAGGAGATGATGATCAGGGTATATATAAATGGAATGGTGCTGATGTTGATACTTTTATAAATTTAAAAGGTAAAAGAAAAGTATTAAAACAATCGCACAGGGTGCCAAAAGAACCTTTTAAGGTTGCAAACAGAATTATTAAAAAAGTTACGAACAGAGTGGATAAGGAATATTATCCAAAAAAAGAAGATGGGTCTGTAAAAGATTGTCAAAGTTTACATGAAATAAATTTTACAAAGGGTAAATGGTTAGTATTAGCAACAGCAAATTATATGTTAGGTGATATAGGTGATGTGTTAGATGAAATGGGATTGTATTGGCAAAGACGAAATGCATCACCAAGAGTTAAAAATATATACGAAATTATTCAAAATTGGAATAAATTAAAAACAGGTATACCTATGCACTATAATGATTGTAAAAAAATATTTCATAAAATGAATAAGAACTGGGATAAAAATTTATTTAAGGCTATGGCAAAAGATAAGTTTTATGACATAGATACTTTAAAAAATAATTATGGTTTAAAAACAGAAGCAGATTGGCAAGAGGCTTTAGACGAATTAGGGAACGAAGATATAAGAAAGGTAATAAAATTAAATAAAGCAGGAGAAGATTTATCTAAAAATCCAAGAATAAGTATTTCTACAATACACGGAGTAAAAGGTAATGAAAGAGAAAACGTAGTGGTGCACCAAGAGTTATCAAAAAAAGCGTATGAAGATTATTTAGAAAATCCAGATGACACACATAGATTGTTTTACGTTGCGTGTACAAGAACAGAAAAAAATTTATTTATAATGGAACCAAAAAGGAAAAAAGCATATGACATCAAAAGTATGGGATAAGCAACACGGAGGATCACATTATCAAAAATATAAAATTCAGCCAAGCAAGTTCGTAGTGGAGAATGAATTGCTATATCCTGAAGGTTGTGCTATAAAATATATAATAAGACATCGTGATAAGGGAAAGAAACAGGATTTATTGAAAGCAATACATTTTATAGAAATGATAATAGAGAGAGATTATAGTGAAACAGATATTTAAACCACAGACAGAGTGGTTGCCACCACAGAACTTTCCTGATCTATCTGATTACAGTGAGATAGCAATTGACTTGGAAACAAAAGACCCTGATCTAAAAACTATTGGATCTGGATCTGTTGTGGGTCGAAGTAAGATCGTTGGGATAGCTGTAGCTGTGCAAGACTGGAAAGGATACTATCCGATTGCACATGAGGGTGGTGGTAATATGGACATTAGAATGGTTCTAAAGTGGTTTCAGGATGTATTGAACACAGATGCTATCAAGATATTTCATAACGCTATGTATGATGTATGTTTTATTAGAGCTGCAGGACTTAAAATAAATGGAACCATCGTAGATACCATGATTGCTGGCTCTCTCGTGGACGAGAATCGCTTTCGTTACGATTTAGGTGCCATGGGTCGGGATTACATAGGTATAG